TCGTCGAATGTTGTCATTGTTTCTCCTTGTCCTTGGCGACACCGTCACCGTAAACAACTGTAAACAGAATGTCAAGTATTTGCGAGTTCGCGGGTGGAGCCGGGGAGAAACCAACAACCCCACCCGCTAGCCCCTACGCAAGACCAAGCGCGTAGAGGGCGTTCTATGGCTTCGGAATAGCCTTGAAAGCGGCCTGGAACTCTTCAACGGATTTCCAACTGTTCTCAATCTCAACGTGGAGCCATTTGCCACCGGGTGATCCGAGTGCGGGTGCGTCTTGCACTTTTACCCCTTTGACGCCTTCACCCCTAGAGCAGCGATAAGAACGACCCCATGCTTTGGTTGCACCGGGAGCCTTGTATGCGTAATCGTGAATCTCAGCAATGCGCAGCTCTTTGGTGTGGGCTAAGAGCCACTCCCAAGCGATGAGCGCTACTTTGCGGTCTGTGTACCCGATGTCGCAGGCCCAACCTGTGGCGTGCACTGACAGCCATTTGGGGTCGCCTTCGATGGCTTTGGGGTTTTTCATGGTGCGGTTGGAGTAGATGCCCATGTTGGTGAAGCCCCAGCGTCGGTTCATTGCTTTGACAAACCAGACGGTTACGGGTGACGCTTTGCCACCGTTGAAGGACGGGTAGTAGGGGTATTTACGGGGCACTTGGCGGGTCCTTCGGCTTGTCCTTGAGGCCGTTGCCTGCGAGCAGTCCGATGAGTCCACCGGCGAGGGTCATCAGCATCGGTGACAGCACTGCCCATGCTTCGGCGTCGTTGGGTGCTTGCTCGAGTGGTTGCACGACAAATAGCAGGCCGTAGATCAGCGACACGATGGCGGCTACGAATGAGAACGAGAGTGCGATGCCGACTACGAGTATAAGTCGGGCTTTGATTTCTTCGTTGGTTAGGCGGTTTTCGGGTTTCATGGGCATCGTCTTTCTAGTAGGCCGTCGGCTTGGGTGGTGTCGCAGTTTTCGCGTACGCGGTCTGCGCAACTACTCAGGGCTAGGCAGAGCAGGAATGTCAGCGATAAGCGCTTCATGGGCTGCAATCTCCTCGGGTGTCATCTCACGAATCTCATCGTCAATCTGAATGAGTAGGGGCTTTTTAGTTTCGGTAGCCGTAGACACGAATAGTTCCTCCTGTCATTGTTCCAGTAGGCGTAAGCATAGTGAAATCAGAAATTGATGTGTTTTGTGCATAAACGCCACCACCTTGCCCCGCATAAAGGTTTGAAACAAAAAACCCTGACCATTTGGTGAAAATCGTTTGGAATGGGTTTAGAACATCAATGGACCAAAACGGTTGTGTTGCAGCACCTGTCAAACCGAAATACCCAAAAGTTTGAGCGTTAGTGGCAAGTGTTCCGCTACCTACCCCAGTAAAAGAGTCATAACGCATTGAGCCGTAATGATGTGCAGTATTTGCAAATCTCAACTGCATTGCCAAATCGTTAGTGCTATTGCTGCCCCCTGCATAGATGATTTTGTAATTGTCGTAGTCGGCGCTGAAGGCTCCCGTGACGGTCACGCTTGAAACACCAGAGCCGACCGTCTGTGTCTTGACCAGCCACAACCCGACACCATTCATGTCGCTGGCGTTCAACACGTCGCCACTAGCAAATACTGGGAAACTCATGACATCATCCTAAAAGGTCTGTCCCGCCTAGGCGAGATTGGTTGAGAATAAATACCGCAGCCCAACGCGCCGACCCCTCAAGCGTCGTCACCCAACGCTCAGGGCTAACCGAGTGCGCAATACGAGACGCCAACATCGGCGTAGTGATCGCATTGCCCGACGGTGGAGTGACCTGCAAAGTAAACCTGTCAAACAGCTCGAGTCCGAGTGTCGAAGCCCACGATGCGGTAGGCGACAACACAACCGACACCGGTGACGCCTTGGCGTACACCTGCCCACCCCAGCCCACAATAATGTCAGCCACCTGATCGGCGTCCTCAATGGTCTGCACCTGCGTCGCAATAAACTGCTCAGCCTCGCCGTAAGTAGTACTGCTGGTCGTGTTCTCTTGAATGTAAACACCGCCGCCACTCATCTCAACATTTGCCACGTTACGCATGGAGTCGCCGTCGTATTGCAGCTGCACTTCGGTGCCGATGGAGTTGCCCATAAAGCCGACGCCGTTGCCGTATTCGGCTTGCGGGACAATCGACTTAGTCTGGGTGCGGATTTGCGACTGGCTGTAAAGCGTCAGGGTGCCCGCTTTGTTTACAAACATCGGTGCAAACTCCGAGTTCGAGACCTTGGTAAGTTCTGACGTTGCTGTGGGTGCGTCGGGTGTGAGCGCCAGCACGTCGGATGCGGGGCTTGCCGGGGTGGACACCAGCGACGACGAAAACTGGGTGTTGCCGATGATGCGGGTTACACGCGCCGAACTTGTCTCAGGGTATTGGGCGTCACTAAGCCGGACGGCTTCTTGAACTTGTGTCTGCGTGAGTATTGACGGTATGAGCGCTAACTGTTGGAACTCGCCACGGCCCAAGGAAAAGGTCTCGTACGCCAAGACGGCGACCCCTGCGTTGTCGGATCTTGCGCTGGTGACGTCAATGCCGTCGATGTAAATCTTGCCTGCCCCTGTGCCGTTGTCGTATGTAAACGCAAAGTGGTGAGGCTCAGACGGTTCATAGCGGGCTGTGGTTTCCCATTTGTAGGTCCTGATTGTGTTATTGAAGGTCACAAAGAACTTGCCATAATCAGTGCCGTTGACGTTGGTGTCTAAATACATCTCAAGCGAACCGCCGAACATGTTGCCGCCGAACTGCGACGCCAGCGTGTCAGCCGAAGTGCCTCGACACCAATACATAGCCGTAAACGAGCTGGTCGTGCTTGGTGCCACGTTTACAAGTCCGCTGGTGGCTGCGCCTTGCGAGAAGTCCGAGCCAAGAGACTGCGACGGCAAACCTGTGGCTATGCGGGAACCCGGGAAAGCGGTGCCAGATGGTACGAGCAACTTTGACGGGGCAGAGCCGCTATCGACGAGCGTCAGGTCGGCTGAACGGTACCAAGTAATCGGGTCGTCTAACTCAAAGTAATGCCGTGGTGAAAAACCGAGAATGTAGGGGCGTGCCCAGTCGGCTGGCATAGACGACGAGCCAAGCAGCTGCAACGCGTCAAAGCATCGAAGGGTTACTGTCGAGTCTTTGCCTGCGTCAGTCCACTCGGGAGGCCACCCGGCAATAAAGCCACGGAACACGTCGTAGGTAGTACCTAAGTGGGTGGCGCGTATACGGATTTGGCGACGCGGAAGCAGGTTGCCGTAGTACGGGCCAGTCGTGTTGAACGGGTCGAACCGTCGATCACGATTCGACAGGGTTACCGTCGCAGAGCCGTCAGCCTGCAAAGTCCAGTCGTCGGGGATGCCTCGAGAGATGTCCATACCACGCACATAGGATGTCACGTCAGTCCAAGTGGGCGACACCACATACGGGCCGTCTGTAAACGCAATCTCAACAACAGCGACCGGGTACGGCATCAGCGATCACCACTACGACGATTGTAGGCGTCCATTACTTTGGCGACTTCACGACCAATGGCGACAGGGTCACCGACACCCGTTTGCACAGTGATGTTTACACCGTTACCGCCGTAACCCATTTGAGCAAGTTTTGACAGTGGAATAACTGCTTCAGGTTCTCCACCCTCGCCGACCATTGCCAAAGTTGGGCTGCTAATAATGCCGCCGTTTGCTAGCAACGGGATGTCAGGCACGTCAAAACCCTTACCACCTAAGCCGAAGGGAACCCACGACGGAGCCTTGAAAGACAGTTTGCCGAAAGTGTTATTCCACAACCGGGCGATTCCGTTGAAGATGGTTTTGACCACTGCGAGCATGATGTTGAACTGCGGAATAACAACGTTCTGGATCCAGTATTTGATCCCGCCAAAGACTGCGTCGACGATTTTTCTAAAACCCTCGAATCGTTTGTATGCGACAACAAGGCCGACAACCAGCGCGGCTATGCCAGCTGCAATTAGCGCAATAGGGTTGAGCGCCATAGCAATGTTTACAGCCGTAATCGCTACAGCAATAGCGGCGATGGCAGCCGCCACCGCGAGGAAGGCGTCGGGGTTTTCCGAAGCCCAAGCGGCAAACTTCTGCAACGCTGGCAAAGCCTTTTCCACAATCGGCAACAAGGCCGCACCGATAGATTCCTTTGTCTCGTCCAAAGACACCTTCAACCGGGCAAATTGTCCTGCTGCGGTGTTCGCTGCCTGACTTGCTGCGCCCTTAGTAGTTTTGGCAAGTTTTGCCATGACTTGCTCAAAGGTTGCCCCGTCCTTGATCATCTCACGGTATTCGGGAGCCAATCGACTAAGCGCGGCAAGGTTGCCTCCGTAAGCGCGCTCCAAGCTCTGAACGACGGTCTGCAGCGGCTTGCCTGTGGCTGCGCTTATGTCAAGCGCTTGATTCAACAACGCTTGGGCTTTTGACACATCGCCAGTAGCTCGAGCCAACTTGGCGAACGCAGGACGAAGCTCCGAATCGGTCACGCCAAGCAATTGCCCTTGCAAAGTGATGTAGTCCTCCACGGCTGCAATCTGGGCATCGGTTGCCTTGGTGGTTTTGCGCAGATTATTTGCAAGCACGTCTTGTGCAGCGGCATCCTCGATGGCTCCCTTTGTGGCGTCAAACAGGCCCGCAGCGACAGCACCAAGGGCAGCGGTGGCAGGCACTAAGGCTTTCTTCATTACGAAGCCAGCCTTCTTGGATGCACCTTCTAACTGGCTGAACTCTTTTTTGACTTTGGAAAACGCATTAGCGCCGGTGAACTCGGCAATGATGGGGATACTTACGGCCATTACTTCACCTCTTTGTTGACACGGTCAATGACCCTGAGAACTGCTTTTTCCATAGCGTTTTGGACTTGGCTTTGACGGCTAAACAACGACGGTCCAAGAATACGGGTGCGATTCGGGCGGAGAGGCCCAAGGGCGTCACCGAGACTGTTTACGCTTGCTCGTCCTGCCGTCTCAAAGATTGCGGTACCTGCGTCTCGCTGTTCCAACAGAATTACAGCCGTACGGCGGCGATCGCTGTCTAAACGGATTTTGAGGTTACGCGCCGCTTTGGCTGGGTTATACGGAAAGACTTTACGGCCGTTAGTTTGCCAATTACGTGCCATTCCTGAAAGTGGCACTCCAATATTCTGATAGCGGCGCTGAGCCTCAGTGATGGCGGGCTGTGCAATCTCTGTTGCTTCAGCTGCGAATTGTTTACGCAAACCCGGCTCAATTTTGTTGAGCGCTCGAATGGCGTCATTAGCACCGACTATTTCCGTTCTAATGTTTGCGACCACGTTTTGTCTCTTTTGCTTGTTCGTTCAACACATCTACCACAGTGGCGAGGTCACGTGTGTCGAAGTCTAAATTAGGAGGCCACCACCCGGTAACGACGAGCACTTCTGCTAGTCGTCGTGAGTAGGAGCCTTTACGGAAGGGTTTGCGGGTTCCTCGTCAACAATCTCAATGCGATCCAGCTTCTTGATGTAATCGTCAAATGACAACGGCACAGTGATGGAATGTTGTTTACACGACTCGTACGCAAGGAACGCTAGGTGTTCCATGGCAATACCTTGAGCCAGCTCGGACGCTTTTACCTTGAACTTGCGCTCGAGTGCTACGACTGTAAACAGATTGGTTTCAACCTGATACGTGTCGCCGCTCGATTCAACGATTTGCATTTTGATTTTCATGTGTTTCTCCCTATGTGATGTTTACGGTGCTGTGACGTCGCGCGCCCAAGTGCCACCAACCCATGTGAGGTCTACGGTGGCTAATTCGCCCACGGTTGAATTGATTACAGGTGCGTTAGCCAGCATGCAGTTCAGGATGGTGTATTCGGGATTGCTGGCTGACTCGGTCGTGCCAGATGGGCTAATCACCAAAGTGGTGTTTCCCTGTCCGACTGCAGCTGCAAGCAATGGCTCGATTTCGCCTGTGCCGTAGCTAAGGAAAAGAGTCATTGAAACTTCAACAGATTGAAGGCCGCCGACGAACTTGTGGCCAGTGTCGCCGAAGGCTGTCACTTCAAGTTCGTCTTGCCCGATGGTCAAGGTGAGGGCGGTGCACTGATCAGACACGTCGTATGAGGTTGCACCTTGCGTGATGTTCACGGTTGCGTTGCTGAGGAAAGTTGTAGTTGCCATTGGTGTCTCCTATTGGCGTTTGACGGCCACACGTACTGTGAGGTCGTAGGTTGGTAGTTCTTGCCCACCGACTGACACCACACCGGGTGACAAGTCAGTGACGGCAATCGCCGAGTTCATTATTTGGTCAGCGATTGTCATTAGGTAATCGCCAGCGTCTTGGTTGCCCGGGGGTGGGGCCAAGACGCGGCAACGGAGTGTGATGTCTCCCACGTTGTATGTAAACGAAGAAACAGTCGGAAGTTCAATAAAGACAGACAGCGGGCGGGCGTTGCGCGGGTCGGTGACAGGCTTCAAGCCGAGCGCCGTGAGCGCAGTTTTGACTGCGTTTACAGCGTCCACAAGGATGCCTGATGCTGCCATTACGCAACCTGCGCTCTGCCACAGCCAAGCAGCTGCATGATGCGGCCCAAGGTGGCTGACGGTGAAGCGGTGATACCCATCGAGTCAAACGACGCAAACGAGTCCACTGATCCGCGCTCGCGGTAAAGCGTGGCGGCATACATGACGGTCCCGAGTTTGACGTCGGCGCTAGGCACCGTGGTCATTGAGTCGATGTATCCAGCCTCACGACGCTTGCGATAACACCAAGCGTTGCTGGCGTTTACACAAACAGTGACGAAGGCTGTGTCGTTAGCGGTGGCAACGTCAATGCCGAGCCATGAAGTGACATCGGCTGCGACAATCCACGACACCGACTGCGTATACGTCAAAGTCCCAGACTCGGCCTCGTATGCCACGTCGGCTCCGTTGTTTACATAGATGACTTGGTTTTGGCGTGGGATGTCATAGTCGAAGACCAGATACCCCTCGTCGTCCACGCCGTCCAAATAAAACGGTTCGGTTGAGATAACTGTGGCTGTGGCGTTGAAACCAGTGAGTGCTACAGCTGCAACCGTGACGGAGTCGCCCGGCTGAACCTCGGCGTCGGTAAGGGTCTGGACAGCCGCGTAGTTGTCTACGCGTCGCACATGCGTGATAGTGCTTACTGCCATCTGAGACCCTTTCCCGAACTACCCGTGGATCAGACGAAGTTGAACTTGACGAACTTGCTGGAGTCAATCATCAACGCTGCGAAGTAACCGCGGAAAGCGATTGTGCGAGACAGCGTCGATGGTGAGTCAATGCTGATTGCACCCTTTTGCTGTTCAAACAGTTCGTAGCCAGATGCGTCGCCAACAATGCAGGTTGCGCTTGCGAAGTTGCGGTCTACGACGACCTGCAAGCCGAAAGCGTTGCCGTTGTACTGACCAGGTGCCAAGTCGCCAAAGGCGTTCATTGGGCCCACCTGTGGGAACAGTGGGCGCTTGCTGGAGTCAGACAATGCCAAGAGGTCCTGCCAGATGCCGGGGGCAACGAACAAGTGAGTCGGCAAGTTGCCGTTTGAAGACGACAAGATTGTTGACGCTGCTGCTGCAATGCCGGCTGCCCATACGGATGGGTCGTCGGTGTCTGCTGCGGTGAAGTTCTGCGTAACAGTTGCACCAGTTGCAAGGGTGTCTGCTGCGTAGTTGTCGGTTGCGTTTGCGTAGATACGGCCCATGTCGTCAAGCACAACGCTCAAGATTGCTGGGTCCGACCAGTCGATGTCGGCTTCCGAGATGTTTACATAACCACCAAAGATTTGCTTGGTCACTTGGTTGTTGAACACAACCATGGTGCCTGCGGTTGGTGACTGCTCAGCAATGGATGCGCCGATGCTGGTGTGTGTGGTCACTTCTGGACGGATGAACACCTTGCCACCTGCGGGCATTGCACGTACGCCGACTGCGTCCACAACTGGGCGACGGCCGATGAAGTTGTTGTAAACAGGCGACACGATTGGTGTTGGAAGAACACCGGGTGTGTCGGTTGTGACGATGTCTGGTGCAGCTGCGCGAAGTGCTTGGCTCATTTGGTGCCATGCGTCGCCACCAGCAACTGCTGCGGCGATGTATTCGACTGCTGTTGGGATTTCAACGTGCTTGCGAGCTTGTGCAAACACAATAGGGGCTGTTGGAACGATTTCAGCCGAAGCCTCAACCGCTGGGGTTTCTTGTGACATGGTTTCCTCCTCAGGAATGTCATTTGGGTTGGGTTCGACAGCGTCTTCCTCTTCAGGTTGAGACGCAGCGATTTCAGTGATCACAGCGTCCGCAAAAGCGGGCTGTGCCACAAGACTGATTTCGACAAGGTTGGCCTTGGTAACGACCATGGTGCCGTTCTTGTCATACTTGAACTTGACCGGTACTGCACCGACCGAGACAGAGTCATACGCGCCAGCCTTGACCAACTCAATGGCTTCATCGGCGGCGCGAGTCTTAGCAAACTTGGCTGTAAACAACAGGCCCTCATCGGCTTCGACAATCTCGGTGACAACACCACGCAGCTGCGTCATGTCGTGACCTTCGAGCAACTTAGGGGCCTTTGCGTTTACGTCAAAAGCACCCTTACGGAAAAGCACCGATTCACCGCTCGACACTGTCGCAGGCGTGTCCCAAGGTACAGCCACACCCGTGATGGTTCGGGGGCTTTCCTCACCTGCGGCAGCGTCAAGCGTGATGGGCACAGAAACAAACTCAATCATTAGCGTCCTCCATTGAACGATCACGGGAGTCTTCGGCTACGCCTGCGTAGTCCTCCATGTTGAACTCGACATAACGACCGCGTGGCAACACGTTGTCACCCGACAAGGTTTGCTCGATGCAGTCAAGGTAGATGCGAGCACCGAAGAGATACAGGTCCTGACGAGCCTGCTCTGCGTTCTGGTATGTCATCGACGCACCCTCAGTCGGGGCCGAAACAAGGTACGCGGGGATGTTGCACAGGCGAGCCATCTCGAGCGCCTGATACTTGCGCTGATCAGAAATGACCTCTTGCGGGTTCTGCTTGTATTCACGAAACTCCACTTGGCGCGACAGTGCGCCGATGGCGTTTTGTTTACGGGCGTTAGCCCAAGCCGAAGCAAGA